ATAGCCACCTGGAATTTCTACTAATCCTCTTCTTACATCCATGATACCACCATTCATTGCACCTACTCTACCACCTACAGATAGTAATCCTATTTGTCTTAAAGCTGATTCAATATCAGAAGTACCAAATCCAGCGTTAGTCATTGATTCTGTAATTGCTTTAATTCTTCTAGCCATACTGTCAGCAGATATTTGACCAGTCATTGCATTGTAAGCTGCTAACTCTTTATCATAATCACGTTGCGCGTCTAACGCTGCGTTGTAAGCTTGTTCAGTTGCAGCAAATCCAACAGGGGCTGCTACTGCTTTTAATTTATCTAAAGAGAATAAATCAGCCTTAGCTCCTTGTTCTAATGATGGTGATATTTTTGATAAACCTTCTAGTCCTAAATTTTTAGCTTGATCTAAAATAGATAAATCAGTTGAATATCCAAGTTGTGCTGCTGAGTCTATTCCAGGAAATTTTGTAGCAAGATCTGCAGCTGAAATATTTCCTGCAGCAGACGTTCCTACAGTTTGTGCTCCTTGTAAAGTTTCAGTTGCTCCTGGTCCAGATAAAGCTCCTGTACCTGCAGCTAAAAGTATTGATAAAGGATTAATTCCTCTTTCCGCAGCGCCTTCTTGTGAAGCTTGAGAAACTAAATTTAAACCTCCTGATAATAAACCTCTTTGAATTAAAGGATTAGAAATACCAAAACTACCCAATCCACCAGCCATTGCTCCAAAAGCACCTGGTGCTAAGAATGGAAATAAAGCTGCTGCATATGGTAATACTGGTTTAATCTCATTAGGTACTATTTTATCTAATACTTTTGAAATTGGTTTTGTAATTGCTTTTACTACTTTACCCATTTAACCAACTCTCTTTCGTGAATCTTGTTTGTGTTCTTATAATTTTATTATCAACAACTCTTAACCAATTGATTGGTTTGTTGATTCCTAATGTTTTTGTAAAATATTGTTTAGTCCAACTCATAATTTTATTTAGATTTTTAACACAAATAGTGTCAATATGCCACAGTTGATTACCACTATTCCAGTCTTGATCTTCAAGAACACCTGTATTTTTAAAGTCTTTTTCAACTTCTTTACTTAAAAAAGCCCAGTTAGTAAAACCTATCACTGTATCTCCATCTTTGTGTATTTTATATTGCTCCAATTTAAAAGAAGGAAGTATGTGATAGTATATGTCTTCTCTAGTGTACTTATTATACTTATCAAACTTCTTATAGAGAGATATGATAGTTTGCATATCTTCTAAAGTTTTCTTATTAAATATGAAGTTCATTGCAAGTTGGCTATTCTTGAATTAAGCCTGAACCTAGTAATTTACTAGGTTTTATACTCCTAGTCAATATATTAACCTAAGTTAACACTAGCTCCTAATGGTATACTTACCACTTTTATATGCACACTTCTTGAAATATGCTCTGCTTTTGTGTCAGTATTAGGGTTTTGAACATCAGCTAAAGCTTCTGCATCAGATGTATATTCTTGACCTGTTTCTAAATTTTTAAGAGTTACTTCTACTCTTGGTCTGTAGATGGCAATTTGTCTTCCTTCTACAACTTCGTATTTTATTGATTCTTCTTGTTCTACAAATGGCATTATCTATCCTCTCTATTCATTTCTAAAATTGATACCATACCACTTATACCAGTTACGTTAGAAGATGCAATCTTTAGAATATCTCCTTCTTCTAAAACCACGGGCCCCGAAGCGAGATTACAGATTGTAGGTCCAGTAATAGATGCATATGCTATTTGATAATCTGTGGATGCTGATGAATCAGTTACTGATACTATAACTATCTTTGATCCTGATTCATTAGTTATTTGAATATTTTGTACAATAGATCTTGAGTTAGAGGGCACTGTATAAACAGATTCAGCTCCAGTTCCTGACGGATCGTAAAATGAATTTCTATAAATATTTGCCATTATGTTAAATCATACCATTTAATTAATCCAGATACATCTCCATTCGCAGCTCCAGGTCTTACACCTAAAGTTAAAGTATCGGAAGTTCCACCAATTGTTTGTCCAAGTTGATTTGAAAAAGCTATGAAATCTCCTCCTAAAGCAAACGGAGCAGTTTTACCACCTAAATAACCTCCAGCAACTCTTGTACCTGTTGAAGTTAAATCAACCGTTGTTAAATCATATTCTACATTATCACTAAAACTTGTATAAGAAAATGCAGAAGAAGGAGTAGCATTAAAAAATAAACCCCACTCAAAATCTCCATTAGATATATTTAAAACATCTATACCTGCAGGAACTATAACCGCATAAGGTCTTCCTGATTTAATTCTAATCGTTGCAATATTATAATAAGTATTGGCTGTGCCTAAATTTACACCAGCATTAATTTGTGAAGTTCCAATCATTTGTTCTAATCCTTCTGGAGAATAACCTCCTTCAGAAATACAAGAAGAACATATTTGTTGTAAGGTATAAGTTCCAGAAGCTAATGTAGCTGCTGTCTCTATTTCATATCGTATTGGTAAATTTGCAGTTTGCATATAAACAGTTGTTAAACTATTAGCATTGAAAAAAGTATGTGCGGTAATTAATTGACCATTAATAACAAATCCAACTCTAACAGAACCTACTCCTAACCATTCAATATCTATAAATAATATATTTGATTTTGCTGGATCTAATGTAAATCCACTTGCACCTGTTCCATCTAATTTATCTCCATTCCAACTAGATTGAGATATTTCAGTATCAACCGGTGATCCCGATGTATAAGTACGTCTAACTATTTTAAGTGTTGTTCCATCTGCATAAAAAAAGATTCCATTATTAACATCAAATAATCCAACCTTTTGTTTTAAATTTGCAGTCAAAGTATTCATTACAAATGTATTAAATATAAGTAATGATTTACCAGGTTGATAAGACATTACTCTTTTTGATTGTCTTATTGTTTTAGATCCTGCTGTTTCTACTACATTTAAATTAACTGTTGATTTATTAGCAGTATAAGTAACTGTTCCACCATTTGCAGTGGATTCATCAAATAAACTATTCTTTGACATAATACTTTTACTGTCAAAGATAGTTAAAGGATTTGATACTCTTAATCGTCCAAAGGCATCAAGATTATTACCACCAAATGTAACTAACTGGCCATTACCAACATTAACATTTTCACAAGTCATTAGCAGCCAAACCTCATATTAAACCAATTAAATCTTTGAAGTTCTTGTTTTAAATCTTCTTGAAAAGAAAAGTTTAATTGATCTTTTAAAGTTTCTAATGCTTGTAAAACTTGTCTTTGATTCTCCGGTGAATATTGTTGAGCGGGTTCTGGTATATATGTTGTAATTTTTGCCATTAGCGTCTTCCATCACTTTGAATATCTACTCTAAATAATCCATATCTCCAATTTTCATTTATGGATTCATTTTCAACTTTAATACTCATTAATCTATTTCTTGCTCTTGTATCTATTTTAGTTGTAGATGAAGTAACTGTATAAGGTCCTAACATCTGACTATTTTGTGTTTGAGATGGATAATCTCTTAACAATAAAGTTACTTTAGCATTTCCTGTAAGTATTTTAAAGTCTGGTATAAATCTATTTATCTTCATTAAATACTGACCATCTCCTTCTATATCTAAATCAAAGTCTCCTGATTCAATGTATGCAGGGATAGCTGTTTTAACTCCAGTATAACTTACTTCATTAACACCTGTTTCATGTTCATAGTAAATAGATGCACCATAAGTATTTGTTACACCATTGATAGTTGGAAAACTTGGTGTTGCTGTTGAATTCCATTTTGTAGCATATGGTTTATCAAATGTTTGAGCATCTGAATAAGTTGTTCTAGCAAGTGACATTGTAGTCCAAGTATTTTCAACAAAGTTATAAACTACAGATCTGTTTATTTGAGTTTGCAGTTGGATAAAACCAAACTACTTCATTATATAAACTATTATGAGAACCATAAACAATATCAGAAGCATTATAATTTATACCTAAATTATCTCCACCCGTTGTAAATACATAATCTTCAACTAATGACGGTAATTGTTTAACTGTTCCATCATAGACAAAGAATCCTCCTCCAAAGCCCATCCAAAACACAGCTCCTTGAGCAAAGACAATTGAATGCTGACCAATACAT